AGTAGCAAAACAAGTAAAAAAAAACAATGAATCAGCTTTGGAAATTAATATAAAAAATGTAAACCTTTAATTGATATTGAGGTTGGATTACAAAATATAATTGATTATTATAAAAATATAACATCATAAAGAAATTGTAAAAAGTAAATCATTGATCCGGTTAATATAAGTATGTTTTTCTCTTACAATATTCATCTGTTCTTTTATCAATTCAAAATTATTTCTTTCTCTCATACCATCATAAAATAGTTGTGACTCATCATCATTATAAATTACTTTTTTGTCTAATAATTCATAAACTCTTTTTGAATTAGTTATACCAAGTAATCCATAACTGATTGCTTTTAATATTCGACAAGGAATATAACCGATTTGTTTATGACAAGTTCCAGTTTCACCAATACTTCTCTTATATGGATCACCCGATGATCTAATATCTGGTGTTAAAATAGATTTCATAGTATATTCTTGTACCTGCTCATAAGAAAGTGGGTTCACCCAAGGATTATTAAAAATAAATTTGATATTATTTTTTTCAGCTTCATTCACAAATTTTGCTAATTCAATATTGTTATTTTTATCATAACTTCCAAACCAATAAATATTATTTTCCCTCTCTTTATAAATATTTTCTTCTTTAATTTCGTGTGGTAATAAATCAGTAGCCCAACATATATAAATACAATCATATTCCATTTTTATTGGATTATCATGATATTTTGCTAACCCTCCATTATCATGTAATTTTTCATAATAAGTTGCGTCACTAATTTTCACACATTTTTCTTTATCCAATATATAATTGTAATTACAATCTTTTATCCCATCCACCAAATAACGAATCTCAACAAATCTTTTTACGTCACTTAAATATCTCGGTGGATCCAAACAAATATGTACAAAATAAGTAGATGTTTTTCTGAGAGGAATATTTTTGTCAGCATATCCCTCAGTTATAAATAAACAATTTTCATAATCAAAGTTTTGAGGAAAATCATTATCATGAAACCAGTAAGTATCATAGCCAAGATGTTGGAAAGCCTTAAACCAACCACCATGAATATAGCTGTGGGTATGACTATGTAATGGATATCCCCAAATAATAACTTTGTTAAATAATTTTGAATTTAGTAAATTATCATATTCTCCAATTATTTTACTCCATGAAAATACTTGCAATGCATATTCTCTTATCTCTTCCCTCTTTTGCACAGAAATTTCTCGATTTTTGTTAATTATATTATTAACATATTCTAGATCATCCAATCTATCATTTGGGATAACACTTATAAAATCTTTCTTTAAATCAAGATTGGCCTTTGAACACTCACTTACAACCACTCCTAATCCAGCCATCAATGCCTCTTTTACTACCAGTGGATCCGCTTCACCATCTGATAAAAGAACCAAATTACCATAATCAGTTAAATTTTTATACAATGTTTCCTTATCCCATTCTCCCAAATAATTCGGATTTTTTGTATCAAAAGGGGAATTATGATAATTTCCAACGAAATCTAGATTTGGTAAAGACTGATAAATATATTGCCTTTTTCTATATTCTATTTTAGCAACATAAACACTCTTATTTGGAAATAATGGATTGTGTACAAATTCAAAAACATCATCCCTGGCTCCATTCCTAACAACATTAATAGTTCCATTGAATCCATATTTTCTATACACATCCGCTATTTCCTGTGAAATAGCATTAATAGTAATTAATTTCTGATGTTCTATTACTTTCAAAAAAATATTATGGAAATAACCCACATTATTTTCCCTAAAATTAGGCTGAGTTATATATGCGTAATGACTCGTATAAAATATTTTTTTACAATTTAGATAAGGAGCGACTACAATGTGATCATCATACATAATATGAACAACATCTGCGTTTTTTTCATTACATAATTTTATAATTTCATTTTGATCGCTTGTATTAATAATTTCGACATCATGTTTGTTACGCAGATTATGATAATAATCCCAGACAACACTTTCTACGGCTCCCCATCCTTTTGGAGGAATTTCTTTGCAACCTGGTCCGATAAGTATGATTTTCATTTTTTTATAAAAAATCAATTTGTTTTTAAACCTTTTACACCTAGGTGTAAGTTTAATAGTAATTAAAAGAATATTAAATAGAATTTTAGAATTATAATTTAGAATTACATCCCATATTTTTGGAGAATTTCGATATCCATGGCTGGGATTCTTGGGTAGATATTCTGGAGAAAGATTTGATCTCCAACAACCCACTCAATTTCTTCTTCATCAGGAAAAAAATCATCTTCAGATTCAAGAATTTTTTGACACAATCCTTGATAAGATGAGTTCAGGTCACTCATAAACCAATGAAAGCTTGATTTTGGATTTGTGAGTATAAGATGTTCTTCTCTTGATATCCTTCTGCATTTATTCAGATTCAATTTTCTCAAATCAATTTTTTTGAGATGTTTGTAGATATCAAATCCAAAAGGACTTACTGAGAAAGGACAATGCCAATTCCAATCAAAATCGTTATCAAAATAGCCTTTTACCAAATATTTGAGACCAAGAAGGTAATTCTCAATGCACTCTTTTTTCATTTCGAACGTATTTGCGTCAAAATAGATTTTGTAATATTCATCTTTACCTTGATCAACCGTTTTGTAATCAATGATTTCAAAACTTCCTTTAAACACGGATGAAATATCGATTTCTCCCCAATCCCACCGGCAATTTAAAAACATCGGGTTATAGGGGGAGCGTTCCCAGAGCCATTTATTTTTGAGAACTGGTTCAGGAAAGTATTTTGATCTTTTTTCAGAATAGAATATTTTTTGTTCAGTAATTTTCGGTAATTTTTTCTTCTCAATCCAGGAAAACTGGTTAAGAATAGAAATAAGAAAATCCTGATCAATTTTTGTTTCATTTTCGTAAAAATAGACAAGATTTCGATATTTTCCTTTTGGTAAATCAAGAGTTGTTTTAAGTTTTTCAAAAGAAAATTGTTTAACTATATCATGGTTCATTTGGAAAAAAGATTTTGAATAGATTGTGAAAATTTCTTCAAAACCTCCTTCGTGAACAGTCATCGTTGGAAGACAAGATAAATAATCGTTTCCGAGGAAAAAAGTCATGAAAACAAAATCCTGCATGATTTGGAATATTAAATTAGAACTTTCTCCGTTCACTGGTTCCTCAATAGTTTGCAATATCTCTTTTTCAGCGCTCTTCAAAATAGTTAGATAAATATTGTACATAATTGTTTTGTACAAATTGTGAGCCAAGTTTGGAATAAACACATTTCTGGAGTTAGTTTTATTTTCAATAACAACATAGATATTGTTGTCAAAAAATAGTGAATTAATGACAACATCTGCATCGTTTGAATAAATACAGATATTTGCTCCAGGGAGGAAATCGGGAAAGAAACCTTGTATATTGCGGATACAATTGAAGATTTTGTGTTCACCTTCACCAGGTTCTTCAATACCACTAATGAAAACAGTGTAATCATTGTATTTATCCTGAGCCATAAGTTGACGGAGGTTTTTTTCTAGATTACGCATGAAAGGACTTCCGGTAAATAATTTTTCATCTCCAAAAATATCTGGCATATACCATGTTATTAAGTCCTCATCTTTGTCAATATGTTCCCTTGGAATGGTTTCCATTGGAAAAAGTGTAGTAAATTCCTTTTGATATTTTCTCTTGAGATTGGAGTTATATCTCCATTGCCTTTTGGATTCCAATTTGGCAATGTCACATAGTCCATCCATAGAAATATAAATTTTTCTGGATCCTAGAGAAGAAATCACTGAATCAGTTTTCAACATAATTTGTTCCATAATTCGTGGTTCAAGATCATTGTCACTGATTTGTTCTCTGTTTTTTCGAACATCATCGCGAACGTCTTCAATAATTGTATGAAAAAGACTACTAAAATCAATCATGAGATAGTCATATCTGATTTCATCGATTATTTCAAAAAATGTCTTCTTATTATCTTCCTGACGAAAATAGTAAGGGAAAGTTCGGTCTTGTGTTGTTTGACCGGATTTTCTCAAATCTTTGATAGCATTGTTGTACATTTGTACTTGAGTAAAAGTTCTCGGATTTTGTGAATCTGATGATTCCGCACCATAGAACGTTAGAATTCTTTTTAAAAAGCCTGGTATTCCCATTGTTATTATAACATATAACTTATCCATATTTATTATCAATTTTTACAATAAACCAAAAAAGTTTAACATATTTTTAAATAATGTTCTTCTCAATGGACTTATGTACATTGATTCAATCAAATCATCAACATTTAAATAATTATAGATAATTACATTCGATATAATCAATAAGTAAAATCCATCAATCGTAATTTCTATTTCAACATGATTCATTTCAGGATTTCCAGAAACATTTTTTATATATAATTTATCATAAAAACAAGAAAATTCATTTATGTAAAATTTTTTCGATATAAGTTGATAATCGTTAAATATTTTTTCAGCATATATTTCACATCTCTTAACAAAATTTGTAATCGATTCATTTGTATTTATTTCCTGAATAATTATTTTATGTTTTACAATAACATTATTTATTGGTTCTCTAGTTGTTGTAAGATTAAATCGGAATAGTGCAATATTGTTGTATTCTACATGATATGTTTTTGAAACAAAATCTTGTGTTAACTTACATATATCCTCTCGTATTATTGAGATTTTATTGTTATTTTTTGCACAGTTTATTAAATCTATTTCTTTTCCTAGATGAACCAAATAAAAATCTTCATCACTATTCATTGTCATATTTTAGTAAAATAGTTTTACTTTTAATCAATTTTTATTTTGTTAAAGAAATATTCAAACATTTTATCCATTATAGGATTTTTAAATTTATTGTTGTTATTTCTTATTACAATTGTCAAAGGATGATGTTTTATATTCAATTCCAATCTCTCGTCAGCAATAGTTAAAAATCTTATATTACTTGGAATCGACATTTGAGTTACTGTTCTCGGAATAGTCCTGATTTGTAACATGCACAGGGTTTTTGGAATTCTACGAAAATTAGCCTGTTCTAAGAACTCAACAACTTGCAAAACTTTCAAATTATTTGGGAGT